CTACAAAGGAATCCGTCTCATGGACGCTGAATTTGCCTACATAACCCCAAGGGATAAAAGTTGTCGAACAGGCTCGTCCGGTTTGTAATAGTTGTCTCTAGTCCTGGCACATCAAAGCATCAATGATGTTATACGCAGGATTGTGGTGCTTGTATTTCTTGGCAACGTGCAACGCGAGCACCTCGACGTCGACGCCTCTGTGAAGAGTCTGCCGATTGACTCGCCAGGAAGCCATAAGAGCACTGCGCTCCGCAATCGCCCTCACAGCACTGAACTTCTCCGCTTGTCGCATGGGGTCCACCACGGGGACTACGCCCTCGTCAGTCTCCTCCATGAAATGCCCAAGGAAATAAGGAACATCCGGTGCAACCAACTTACTAGTCATTCCGAAGTTGGCATTCATCCTAGCAACCTTAACAGCGAGATCCGCAATAGGCTTGGAACAAATGTGCGAATCATCGCCCTCGAAGGCCCCAGACGCGTTCGGCTGCATGATCCCCGACAGTCTGGTGCTGGCGTAAGAGCAGGTTCCGTTTCCGAGAATTGTGGACCATAGTCCTGAACAAACCTCGGCAAAGAGGGACATCGAATTACCCTCGGAGTCACAGGCCGTCTTGTTGAAGGAGATAGCAATCATCTCAATGACGATATCTTCAGGCATGCCCAACACTAGGAGCAGTATGGCAAAGAGGATCAAAAGATAAGCTGGAATACTTCTGTCAAACTTCTCAATGTCGAGATCGGTGATGGTCATGGCGGTTCGCTTCCACGACTCAAAGACCTTAGTGATCTCGTTAATGGGCATGCAAGGATTGATCAACAAGTTCGAACGCATGTGCTTACGCATCTTGCGTCTGAGAGCCTTCCCGTACACGAGAGCTCTCATCGCCGTTCCGTTGATCGCGTAGATCGTCACCTGTGTTGGGTTTCGCCGGGTGGCGCTCTTGCCGTCACCGCGCGTCTTCAACTGCTTCTTGAGACCCGTGTGCAACAGAGTGGTTCCTTCCTCAACAGAAATCGTGTCTTTGCCCTGACACAACTCCTTGTCAGCGACAATGCATTCGTTAGTCGTCATATCGCGGTAGAGCTCTTGAACATCGTCGTAGGACACCTCCAGTCCCTCAGATACGCCATTCGGAAACATGTCTTTAAAAATGACTTCGAAAGACCTGCACGCTTGGGGAAAATCTACTGTGAGCCTCTCGATGTCAATCATGTTTCTCTTCGTCCAAGAAAACAAGATTTCGTTGAGTGATTTCTCCACGACCCCGAGCCCAGTAATGAAACCATTAGGGTCAAGAACGAACTTGTTAGTCTCTTTGAATTCGGTGTCAAGATTGAATGTGGCGCTTCCGACCGCTTCGATGTTCGTCACACAATCCGAGAACAGATCGGTCACGAGAGAGGCGTCTCCTTCCAAAGAGGGCAAGACTTCCACTGCTGCATCGGCGACGGAATCCCCAGACTCACGACTGAAAACTCCGTCGGTGATCTCGTTATCGTAGACAGTCACCACATGGGGTCTGGCTATGTCGGAGACGTCGTCCGTGGTGGGCGCGGCCAGCGTATACACGGAATCCCTGAATACGAACTTCTTGGCCTCGGTCTGCACCGATCGCACACACCTTCTCGCCAATCGCTCGAGCATCTCAGGATCGATGTGCGCTCGCCGGTGGGCTTCGGTTTCAAGGAGTGGATGTTCATTTTCCTCGACCTCGTCCCTAACATCCCCGCCGTAATCCGGCAGCTCCAACTGCTGAATACCGTTGAGGGAACGGAAGAGTCTCAGACCCATAGTGTCGGCGCCAGCGTGGGCATAGGTCAAAACCTTCTTGCATCTGGTCAAAGCGACGTAAACAAAAGGAAGAGATTCTGACATAGGGTTGATAGTGGTCTGAGAATCAACGAAGAAAACCTCGTCAATCGACTTGCCCTGAGCCTTGTAGGTCGTCACTCCTCCGAACTTGAGCTCTTCAACGGTGGTGTGAACAATGACCGCGGCGCCGCGAGCGCGCGCCTCTTCCATGTGATGATGATTGAACGTCACCTCACGGAATTCGATGTCTTCCCCAAGCCCGATGCACTCGACACCTGTCAGTGCCGTGCAGAGTCTGGCGAGGTTAGGACCAAAGCGCCTGGTCGTGTACTCGTACTCCATCGAATCTGCAACGTCATCCAAAAGGGGAGTGGTGTCGGTTGACGTGGTGTCGAAGAATTTCAACTGGTATTTGTCACCGTAGAGAGTGACCTTCTTCGCTCCGAGCTTGATCGCGAGATACCAAATCCTGCCAGGATGTAGCAAATAACACTCGTCGAACGCGACGTCAGTGCTGGCAAATCTACGCGTGGTACAAAACTCGGCGGCGGCCATCGTGGACGCGATACCCTTGCTCTTGTGAGCGGCAGCGAGCTCATGACGAATCTGCTCAACTGCGTCTCGTGACTCGGCGAACATCACGGTGTGGTCGGAGCGCGCCATGGTGTAGGTCTTGCCATTCCCGGGCAGGCCTCCTTTGATGTGCACCAAACCGTTGAAGGTCGACTTCCCTGTGGAATTAAGAACGTGGTTAACGTCATCCAGCATGCGCCTGGCATTACCGAAATCCATCAAACCTCGCACTCGAAGTCCACTGGGGTTGTTGCCATGCTCATCAAAACAGATGTCGTGTCTCCCTTGATCGTCCCAGTACGTTACCCTCCTGTTAATCATCAACTTTCCCCCAACGGGGTTAAAGTCGACAAGACGAAAAGTGTTAGTACCGTCCGCAAAGGAACTCTCCCTGAGCATCAGATTGTCGAAATCCTCCTCGAGGATCGCCAATCGTTCGAGATAGCAACGATAATCAAGGATCTGGGCCGCTCTGGTAATGGCATTGCCCTTCGACGTCTTAAATGAGCGAGCAGTGGAGCGAACGGTCTCTCCTGGCGCGGCGTAAGTCTTAAAGGATTCCTCGACCCGCTTGAGGGTACCGGGTTCGAGATCTGAGACCATCTCCTTATTACGACGATCTGCGGCCTCCTTGTAAGATTCCCACCGCCGCTGCACGCGAAGATAGAGCTCTTCATCGACCCCGTTTGGCCCGATCTCCTGATGGAATTCAACGATCGCGCCGTGATACTGGGACTTCACAACGCTCATTGCCATTCCTGTGTACTCGGAGGGGCGGCACTTCTTACGAACACATTTCCCACAGAAATAGTGGTACTTTGTGTCGTCCTCAATCTCGTGGGGCTCGAGATCGAGGGATTTGTTTGTCGGCATGATGTTCACTGTCTCGCAGTTGAAACAACAATGTTCGAATCTGTCGTTGAGCAGACTCTTCCCGAATGTGGTTGTTCTCTCAACCATTGTTGACGCCAGGGACTCACCGTCCCCGTCATCGGCCAAATCATCCTCCTCCGGCTCAATGAGTCCGACGGGCCGGTACCCGAAGTAAAAGGAAACGAACCAGACGAGCGTCTCGAAACTGGTGTTGGCAACGTCCTTCTCTCCACTCAGATAAAGGAAACGATCAGGCGACCCGTTGTCGCCGTAACCAGTATTTCGGAGAAACGACACTTTCCGCTCCAGGAGCTTGGAGCAAAGCATCATAATAAACTGGTGACTAGGCACGGGCATTCGAACAAGCACGGGACACTCCTTGGTGAGCACGTAATCGAGGGTGTCGAAAAATTGATCTATGCGTACCTCGTTATCCATTCCCACGCCGATATCAATCCAGGCGAAGGCTGGCGCTTGTCTTTGGAGATAATGGTGAGTCTCCTTCGCGATCTTCTGATATTTGGCTCCGTTCCGTCTGGACACGTTATAAGCCACTTGGGGAAAGTGACCAATGACCCTGGCGTGCCCGTCCGTGTGGTAGATCTTGTTCTTCGGGTTCTTTAACCGTTTCGCGATCGCAGCGATGGCCTCTTCATCGATGTCGCTGGGACGACGAAGGTACCTGTTATAGAGACGCGCCATCTGTTTCTCTCCTGCTGAGTCCGTGTCCTTCCACGTGGTACAGTCGGGACTCATAAAGTCACCATCACCAAAGAAATCCATGGGTTCGTCCTTGGAAGGCTCGGCGAAGATCTGAGTGTGGTAACCCCGTTTTTCGAAAAACTCAGCGGTCCCGTAGGGAAAATCTCCGAAAAGAAGAACAGTCTCGGGTTTCATGGGATCGGCGGACAGATAGGCTCTGTTACTGAGGGATTCCTCCTTGGAGTCTGCGAATCCTACAGCGGAGAGAATAAAGTCCTTGACATGTCGCGAGATAGTCGTTCTGCGATTTAACTCCTCGCACGATCCGACAACTCCCCACAACTGCCCGATGCGCAGAGCGTTAAGTGAATGTCCGAAACTGAGCGCGTAGGACTTGCGCTCAGAGTCGGACCTCTCCTTCCTGGAGGAGGGTGGGTGCTTCATCACCCATTCCTCCCCTTTTCGCTCCACTCTCCCTCGCACAAAGTCGGTGCGGAGGGGGTTCCCCAGGGAGGTGATCATGCGATCACTGTTCGAGGCGGCTCTGTCTTCGATAACCGGATCAAGACAACGCTCAACGCTCTCGACGAACTCCCCGTGCCTGATGCAGATCAGATCATTTTGGATCCTCCCCTTGAATCCCTGAATCTGCGCTGCGGTCACCTCACCGTCACGCAAGAAAAGATCACGTACCACGTTCCACGCACGAAGGAAACGAGGAAATCGCGACTGATAGACCTCTCGTCCACGAGTAATCTGTCTGTCTAAGTCTGCAATGATCTGATCAAGAAGCGCATTCTTGGAGCGCTCCTGCCACCACCCTGCAAGAGTGATGACCGAGAGGTAGTCGGCGACCAATTTGTCCGCCACCGAAACAATCAGCCCGTTAATGGTAAGAGTGCTGCGCTTGTTCCTGGTGAAGGCCAAGTTCTCAGTAAAGGTCTTGGCCACGGCGGATTTGGCGATGACGGAGTGCATGACATCAGTTGGGACGTAAATGCGCACAACTCCGAACATCTCATCGATCAAAACGCCGGAAATCGAAGAAAAATCCTTGCGCCCCTTAACGGAGATCGGCTTGACCAGTGAATATTGAACTCTGGTCAGAGTAAAAGTGACAGTGCAAATCGGACCCTGCTGCTCAGCTGTCCAAAACAATGAACGCTGTCCGTAATTGACATTTCCACCTCGGCACCACATCTCGGAATAGTGCAAGTCGTGCTGATAGGCTTGACCGTCTCCGAGAAAAACCACGATCTGGTCCCCTTCGGGTTTCCCAGTCACATCGTAGGCCTTGTCCACGTACTTGTCATCGTGCATGGCTAGGTGAATAAGATTGGTCGCGTACATGGTGTGGGCATTCCTCTGCACCATCATCTTCGCGACCAACTTGGGGTCGACCCCCCACAAAGCACAATCGGACAAAATGACATCGGTCTTGAAAGAGCAATCGAGAGCGTTGCGACCACACGCCAAATTGGAGTGGTTCATCTCGAGAGCATTCAAAAATGCCAGTGACTTGTCAGAACCGTTACGTCTGATCTCGTCAATGTTACGATTGTACCGTTGAGGATCCTTGGCCTGGTAGATACAGAAGCACGCGTGAACGCACTCCTTGCATCTGAAATAGTCCGCGGGGTTAGGCCCCACCTCGGCGAACTTTGTTTGCTTGATTTTCTTTGTCATAATCATATGACGGGCCAAGTTTTGCGCTAACTTGGAAAGCACATGTGTGCCACGAGAACCAGAACTCTTAATTCGATAGCCAAAGTCCTTCAACACCTGCTTCTCTTGCGCGGGCTCCAAGAGCTGCGGAAAAGGGTAGGTGAGAGGCTGGGCTTCGTTGTTGGTTTGGGTCTTGTTGTTGGACATGTTGACT